AGGAATATAAGGCTTAGTTTACAAGTAATAGCTCTTTTGGAAAATCCCATACAAGAGGCTTTTATTATTCAAAATCTTTTAATATTACCCAATCAAACTACTGATTTACTTGGAATTATTTATGGTGGGGCTTCGGAAGTTGTAGAACATAGATTACTAAATGGAGATAGCTTGATTTGCTATTCCGATGGATATGACCACAATTTTGATTGTATTATTATTGGATATGAAGAAATGGAATCTATAGTGTGAAACTAGTTTAAAACTAAAAAAAGAATCTTGCACAAATGATAAATTTAACCCCAGCTAAGACAAAAGTATTACAGGAATTAAAAGACTATTTCTATTATTCTGCCAATTCAGAAATACGTAAACAATGGCGATTGAAATATGATGAAAACCTTAAGTTTTATTATGGTGATCAATGGAATGAAGAACTAAAAAAAGAATTTGCCGACGTTGGTGCTATGCCTTTTGTTGTTAATAGGATAGAGCCAATAGTTACTACTTATGTTTCTTTGCAGATAGCAGCAAGAAAAAGGATAGCTTATAAAGCTACTACATCTTTATCAAAACATGATTTGCTAGCTGAATACTTAAATAACATGCTATATGTTATTCAGGCGCAAAATGATTTTCAAAATAAATCCACTCAAAAATATACTGATGCTTTAATAGGAGGACTTGGCTGGTCTCATTTTGGCTATGAACCAGATAACACATGCACTTTTTTCTATGATTATGTAGACCCAAGAGAAGTGTATTTTGATCCAGATGACCAATCCGCTCGTATGGAAGACTCACAGTTTGTTTGTCGTAGTTATTTTGTTAATGGAACAAAACTAAAAAAACGCTATCCTAAATATGCAGAATATTTTGATAATTTAATTGGTAAGCCTGCTGGTACTAATTCCACAGGAGAGTTTGTAAGCGGTGGAACAGGAGCAATAAGAGATGATTATATTCCTTATTCTGATTTAAATCATGGGGACGGATTAGAAGAATTATGGGTACTTGGTAGGTCAGCAAGGATTGTTGAAGTATATTATAAAAAGAACGTTAAATACTATGAGGCAATAGTTGCTTTCCCTCCTGAAACCCCTGATGGTGTTGTTACTGAGCAATACTTTTCTACTTTTGATAAAGAAGTAGCAGAAAGTAGAAAAGTAGATGGCTCGAGTTTGAAAGAATTAGAGGGTACACAAATTTGGAAAGGTGTATTTTGCGCTGATGTACTTTTAGAACATGGACCTATTGATGGACAAATACCTAATCAAAAGCATTTTCCGTTACTACCTTTGTGTTTAAAAAGAAACTATTTAAGTATTCCTTATGGCGTAGTTGATGGACTTATTCCTCTTTCTACATGTCTAAATTATGTATGGACTAAAACTATTCATGGTCTTAATTCGAAATACCTGATTATAGATGAGGATAACGTAAACCTAGAAAAAATGCGACCAATACTCCGAGGAGAACTTAATAGACGTGATGGGATGATTTTTACTAAAAACCCTCATCAAGTACAATTAATTAATTCTGAAACATTATTGCCGTTTTTAGAAAGAACACTAACTAGAATTGATCTGGAGTTCGAACAAAGAACACAGTTGTTTGATGAACTAAAAGGAGAACAGACTAACGCGGTAAGCGGCGTTGCTATTCAGGCAAGAGCCGTCAATGCTGCTAGAACTCAAAATCCTTTACATGCAACTTATGAACATATGTTGTTTTCCGAGGGGCAACTAATTCTTGATACAATCAGAGGTATTAAGAACTTACAATATGCTTTTAATTACTATAAGGATAATAAATTTAATACTGGATATTTAAGCGATGAAATATCAACTATTAATTTTGAAATCTTTGCTGATTTCGCTCCAAATTTCGCTACTTCCCATGAAGAAGAAGCTGCCAAATTTGAAGCATTGCTTAATAGTCCTAATCCTGCTTTTATTTTATCAGAGCCGCTATTCTTGAAAAAATTAGGTTTTACTGAATCTGATAGCTATGCTTTAAACGAGGCGTTTATAAAAATGATGCAGGGGCAAGGGAAAGAACAAAAAATAGAAAAGCCATAAAATAATTAAAAAGAATAATATAATGACTGAAAATTTAAATAAATCCACTATAGACGATGCTTTTGCAAAAATCTTTTTAGGGGAAACGACAAACGAAGATAAACAACAAAAAGAATTTAAATTACAGGATGATAATATTAAACAACCAATAAAAGAAGAGGTAGAAAATGAGAATGAACAAAAAAGAGAAACACGAGAAGAACGAGAAACAATCCCAGAAAAGCAAGAGCAAGAAGAAGATCAACAAAAAGGATTGCTAAAAGCCGATTTAAAAGTTGAATATGAATCATTAAAGAAACAGCTAAATGATGCCAAATCTTGGGGGCATAAGAAAAATGCAGCTTTCATTAATGCTAAGAAGAAAGTAACGGAATTCCTATCTAAATTACAAGAAGATTCCCTTATAAATGAAGATGAAGCAAGTATTGCCATTAAAGCTTTTGATGATACAGCAATAAGCGAGGAAGAATTAAAGGAAGAGGGTAGTAAAGGTAATTCGTACGCAGACCTTAAAGCTAACCTTGATAAGGAATTTAATATATTCAAAAAATATAATAAAGATTCGGAATTAGATGAAAAATATCAAGCTTTTTTTGGATTTTTCCCTTTATTACCTGCTGATGAACAGGAAAAAATAATAAATTATATACAAGCAGAAACTCCAGAAATAGTAATTGATCATATAATTACTACTGGTTCTGATATTTATGAAACAGTTTTTAAAGGAGCAGCTAAAAGCGGTGGTTTAGTTCCATTTATAAAATCCTTACATGCTAAAATAGAAAAATTAGAAAAACGTAATAAAGAGCTTGAAAGCGAGGTTGACACTACAGAGGGAGTGGTGCATAATAGATCAATAAATTCTAAAGTTTCGAACCTTGCAAATACAAAACAAGCTAAAAACTTTGCTGATATTTGGCAAAATTAGAAACAATGGCATTTCTTCAAAAGGAAGAGAGGCATTTTATCGTTAACAATAGAGGCGGTTAGTCCTTACCTCTCACGTTATAAGATGATTTTTCCCTCACGTCTTACTTTCAAAAGATTTCTCCCGTTCTTGGAATTTAATTAATAAAATTTTAAGTTTTTGCTTAAAGTTAATATTTTTTAATATTCAAAAAAAGAAAGGTAATTAAAAATGGCAACATTTGATCGTAATAATACATTTCAAACCCAGCTGTTTGAAAAAAATGTATTAATCCCCTATTTACAGGATTATAGAAACGTTACTAACTTTGCTCGTTTTATGGGCGGTAGTGATGCAGTTATTTACAATAAAATGGAAAGTAAAGGCGATGGTGATCGTATTATATTTCCACTTAGACAAACTTTTGACCCTGTTGTTTCTATTGGTAACGAGCAATTAGAGGGTAATGAGAACGAGCTAACATACGTTAGTGATATGGTAGATGTTGGTAGAATAAGATATGCAACTTTATTAACTGACATACAACTCATGAATTTACAAACTAAATTTCAATTGGAATCTGATGTCAAAGCTGATTTACTTGCTCAAGCGGATTCGCTTAATACAAAAAGAATTATTCAATCTTTTGCACTTGCTTTTGATGGTGGCGCTGCTGGTGTTGTTCCAAGTTTAAATCAACAATTCAGTTATGCGGATTTGAAAGCCAGAATACTTGCTTCTCGTCTTGATGTTGCTGCGGGCGGTGGTATTTCAAGAGCTAGAATACTAATCGGCGATCCAAACTTGGCAGGTGGTAACTGTAGAACTACTTATGCTGATCTTGTAACTGCTTTAACAGCCGGAAACTTCCCTGTCGCTACTAATCTAATGAACGTATCACATATACGTCAGTTGTTTAACCAAGCATCAACTGGTCAAAGCTTAACAATTACTAACGCTGCTTATACAGTAAAAGAATCTTCTATAAGACCTTATAAATATAAAACATATAGTGGTTTTGAAGATAAGCGTTATGTGCTTTTCATTGCTCCTGAGACTTACAACAAACTAGCTGCTGATCCAGTATGGCAAGCACAAGTGAATAGAGGTGTAATTGAGAATCAGGATCAACCATCAATTCTTCATGGTTCAATGTATAAAGGAACTATTGAGGGTGTAATGATTATTGTTATTCCAGAACTTAGTAATTTCCTTATTACCAATGCTGCTGGTAACATTTATGCTTACTCTCTTTTCTGCGGTGCTGCTGCTGTTGGTTTTGGTATGGGTCAAACTCCTACATTTACTTTAAGAAGTTCTACAGACTACGATTTATACAAAGGTCTTGCTCACAATGAAATAAGCGGACTTAAATTGCTTAAATATCCATCCAAAGCTAGAGGTGTTAAAGGAAATAATACCAATTTAGTTGAGTATGGCGTAGTTCACTCATTTACAACAATATCTTAAAGAGGTTAATTATGTTTATATTAAATAGATACAATGTTTCTACTCCTGCTGCTGCTAGTGCCGCTGGAGCTGTAGTTAACGTGAACCCAAGCGTAATAACTGGTGCTACAGGAGACAGTGCTGCTGCTGATAGTGTTACTCCAATTGTTGCTACTGCTGTTTATGCCGATCAGATTATTAGTAAACTTGTAGCAATTACAATTCCTACAGGTGGAGTACTTGCGGCTAATAATAATTATTTTACTGTTGATTTAGTAAAACTTGGTATTCCAGGAACTCGTCCAGTACTCGCCGCTCTTTTACTTGGGGTTTATAACTCAGCTTCTACTGAACAAGCAGCTGCTGGCGCAACTCCATCTTTTATTGGGATTTATGATAAAACTGTTGCTAACGTCAATTCTTTATCAGTTGTTAACTCAAAACTGATTTTAAGGATTCCTACTGCTCAATTAGCTTTATTTGAGGGTAAAACTGCGATGGTACAATTATTCTACAGTACTGCTGCTGGTGAATAACGGAGCATAGATAAAGGAGGTTTTTACCTCCTTTATTTCCTTTTAGAGGTGATATGAACGTAACTGAATTAATAGAACTAACAAATCGCTTAAGTACTGATAAGAGCGAACTAACACCTAAAGAAAGAGCTGCCTATTTACAATACTTGAATATGGCAAACGATGAGCTTTACGAAATAGCGTCTTCTGGTTTAAGTTCAATAAGTATAGGACGCATTAGTTATCTTGATTTTTTATCAACTACATTTAAAGATTCCGCTGCTTTTCCATTTCCCGAAAATTTATTTAAAATAGAAAATGTTTTTGTTGATCGTATTCCTTTAAAAAAGGGGAATTATACTAACGCTAATGCTGCCCTTGCTACTGATGAATATGCTGTACAACAAGGTTATATTTTTTGTAATATAAGTAATTCAGGACTAAAATATCAAACTGCTATTGATCCTACTGATGGCGTAACAAAAAAATATATAAATGTTTTTTATGTGCCTAATCCCAAAAGGTTAGTAGAAGAAATTAACGATGATAACCTTGAGACTGATACTCCTGTTTATCCTCTTCCATATCATATATTCTTAGTTCATGGAGCTTTATATTATTTCTATTTCAGCAACAAGGTCTTTATGGATAAAATGGCTTATATAAGGAATGTATGGGAAAAAGATAAAGAAACATTAGCTAAATTTAAAAACTATGGTTTATAATGTTTAATCATCATCCACAAACATTACCAGTTCCATTTCCATTTAAGGGTATTAATACCAATACTAAGGATGATATTAGCTACGCAAGATTTATTCAGAATATATTAGTTAGTGATAATAAAACTGGAGCGTTGCGGTATGGAACGGAGTTAACCGCAAGTTTTCCTTTTGATGATGCTGCTTATTGGCGAGAAATTATAGCAGTGATGCCATTCTTAAAAGAGGATGGAACATCTGAGAAACTTGTTTATGTCAGGTATCTTGATCAATCAAGCATAACTCATCAAAATATCACAGTTGCCCAGCATCCTGATTTAGCTGGGTGGTGTAGAGCAACAATTGTTCTTGCCAATTTTCAACAAGAATATAGAACCTTTTTAAGAAACTCTATTAATGATGGAATACGTATTTATTTTAAACAGCTAATTGGAGTGGAAACTGAAATTAGCGTTGTAACTTCTACCGAATTACAAATAGTTTTTGATTTCCCCGTACTTAGAGCTAATGTTACTAATCCTTTTCAAGTTTATATTGAAAGAGGATTAATTGCTAGAGTTGCGGCTAACGGAGCTTATGAAATTATAACTGATCAAGTAGACCCTCTCGTTATCGTCTCTTATGTAAATTTTCAAGGCAAATTATTAATTGCTAATGGAGTTGATCCAGTAAAAGTATATGATGGAGTTAATTTAGTATCTTTAAAAGCTCCGGTTCCCATTCCAAATGTTACTCCAATTGTTATAAACGCTTTAAATCTAACATTTTCAATTCCGCAAAGTTATCTTGCTACTTTGCAAGCTGATATAAATATAGGTGACGGGCTTACCTTAGTTAGTGATGTCGAGAATAAAGCTGTAACTATTACCAATATAGCTTATACTGCTCCAGTTAATAATCAGATAGTAATGACAATCACAGTTAATATTGCTCCGCAAGCAAATGTCAGGAAAATATTATATAAAAAACTATGCCCATCCTTTAGTTATCTAGCTGTTGTGCATAAAAGATTATGGGCAGTAGCGGGTGGTAGAACATACAAAGATAAATTCAGATCACCCTTGCTTGCAATGAGAGCTTATTATTCTACTAAAATGGAGAGTATTTATGATTGGTTTAACCCGCAAACCAATGAAATTGACTTTATTAACTTAAACAACAATTCAAGTGTTCCCGATAATTTGGAAGCAATAACAATGTTTGAGGGAAGAACCCTATTTTTAGGGAGAGAGACAACACAGGTTTGGATAGGTGAAGATCCAACAACTCATGATGACGGACAAGGAATTGTTTTGCCAGATTTTAAATGGGAACAGACTTTGCCAGTAGGAGTAATCCAACAAACTTTATTTGTAGAAGTACCTAATAATCTTATATTCTTATCCAAGTATGGGATTGTTTCTTTAAGCTCTGTTAATCTTTTTAGGCAACTACAAGTATCTTATCAGTTTTCAACTCCTATAGATCATTATATTAATAGCCAGCTTAGCTTTATAGAAACTGATAGGGATTTTAGAAGCATGAGAGCCTTTTTATATCCTTATGGGCGGTTTTTAGGATTTAGAATAAAATATAGCTGTTTTATTTATCAGTTAAATAGTGAGGGAGCATGGGTCGTATTTAGCGAGAACTTTGCAGAAAGTTCAAGCCTTTTATATGATTCTACTACCCAAAATTTATATCTTGGAATGTCACAAGGGGAATTGCTGGTTTATTCTGACAAAGTAGGCAAACAATCATATCTTGAATACGGCAAAGGCTATATGTCTTGGTTTATTGCCTATAACTGGACTTTTTTTGAAAGTACATGGGCAAATACCGATGTTTATATTGATAGTAAAACTCTAGAGCCTCTTAATGTAAAAGTGCGTATTTTTACCGATCAGGATGAGACCCAGAGTATTAATGAGGAATTAACAATAGATAAACAAGGGGTATTGTATGATGTTTCCCCTTTTGGTTTAAAACCTTATTCTTTAAACGAAACATCTTTTACTCATGAAATAGTTAGATTTACTTCTGACTCTTTAATGATTGAATTATCAGGCACTAGTAATGATTTATTTGTTTTTAATAAATTATTTCTAGCAGGAGGAGCTAATTAATGGCATTAAATCCTTTAATTATTAATAAAAATTATTTTAGCGGCGTACAAGCTAGAGGAGATTTTATAAAAGCTGGTGATCTAGATAGACAATTTGTTACTATTAGTAGCTATATTAATAAATTTATAGTGCCAACATTAAATCAATTAATCTCAAGTCAAATTCCCGGTTCTAATAATCCAGTAGACGCTAATAAAAACCTTATTAATGTTGGTGATGGTACTACTAAATGGGATTTTCCTAAGGCAGAATATATACCAGATTACTCATTATCTCTTAATAAACTTGTGCAAGCAAATCCTGGTTCAATACTTGCTACTGATAATAATCAGATATTTAGAGCTGTAACTCCTGCATCTAGCGGTCTAGCTTTAACTGCAAGAGTCCTGAATACTCCTATCTGGAAAAAAATAGTAGGTAATGACTCAATTAGTAATAGAGTAATCACTAGTGAAAAAATTGCATTAAATACTTTAATTGCCGCTAATTTTCCTC